CCCACGGTGGGTGTACCGTGGTTTTCAGCTATTTTGTATCTAATGCATATTATTTGAATTATTTCAAGTGACTATTGGAGCCAAAATTAGTATTCACACCAAAAACATTACATTACGTATTCCTTGCTGTTTTACCTGCACGAGGTATTGAGAGGATGTTGTATGCGTTAATGCTATAATTTTAAACTATAAATATGTAAGACTGGGAAACTGCTAGATGTGAAAGTGATGCAAACAGTTTTGATCTTGAAGTATGGATCTGTAATAGTATAGTTTAAACGGGGGGGCGTTCCCTGTAAAGTTATGGATAAATCTTTTCCTTGGTCGGGAGATTTATTAATCGTTATCTTTTATAATGGCATATATTAGATTATGGTGGGAGGCACAATGACTTTCTTACATAATATGGAAGTGCAATATAGTTAAGTTTACATCCTACGTGGCTGAGCCACAATCCAAACCCATGATGACGTTGAATTTAAGAGAAACAGCTGCCATACTAGGGTTTAGACCAAGGAAAAGTTTTTATGATAGTTATAATGAAGAATATATTAATGAACGACGGCGGAGAGAAAGTATTGAAATGGAGGAAAAAGTTGATATAAGACCAAAGGTTAACATTTTTGATATTTCTAATTTTATTCAGTGTGATAAACCGAACAGTCTGGATTATGAAGTGGAAGAAAGTTGGTGGCGTCGAAATTGTAGACGAGATGCAGACCGACATCAAGCAGAGAATGTTATGTTTCACACTAGTGTTACTATGGCTTCTTTGGTTTTGGAAAAGAAATATGAAACTAGAATAAAGTCAGTCGGTGCATATGTTTTATTGCCAGAATTTATACAATCTAGAGTTCCAAATCCATATTGGCAAGTAAGAGGTGGATGTTGGCGTTATGAAGGTTTACCTGGAGGTATAGTAAAAGATAAAAGATGGGATCGACGTGACAAGAAAACAAAGAAAATTTGGAAAATAGTGAAGGACGAAGAAAAGAAACAAGAGGAAGAAGAGGCAGGGATTGAAGATTCGAAAATTGAAATAGAATATGAAGAGAAAGCCGTGTATGCATTAGAACCTCAACCAGTTGTCCAACACATTAATACCAATGCTAATATAGGAAACATTGCTGCTGAGTTTAAAGAAAGTGGTATGTTGACTAATGAGGCTGAAGGTAGGTTAAAACAATATTATAGAGCTCATTTTATGATACATGGAGAAGATGAGAAATCTATTCGTTCTGCATATAATAAAATGACATTATTGAGTGCAAGATTGTCTTTAGATGGTACCGATTGGTGTGATTTAAATGTTAAGATTATTCATTTAGTTGCATTAGAGGGTAATTCTGAAAGCACAGTTGATGTCATTGACGAATTAGAATATTGGAAATATTGGTGGGCTTTTAAACGTATCGGCATTAAGGTATTTAAAGTGGGTGTCGTTATGTTTGGAGCTTTATTCACCATCTGGTTATTTAGGAAAAAGAAACGAATGGCGGCTGGATTAGCAATAGTTGGCGCTGGGGTTTTTGCTCATCGACATTTTAACGGTACTGAACGTTATCAAGAATTTTTGGAAGATTTTTGTTGTGGTGAACAAAAGATGCCAGAGATCTCAGAATATTGCAAATTTAAGCGTGATAGTGTGAATCCAAAGTGTGTTGCGAGAAGTACGAAAATTGGATTTACAGTCGCACTTAATCACATATACCGTCCAAGATCTTGTACTCACAATTTAAAACGTGCTATTTTATATAGACAATTGTTGCCTTCGCTTGGAACAGTTGATAGTAGAGTTTTGAATTGGAAGATAGGTATTTATCAATTGCAGCAAGCGTTAAAATTGGTTATATATGAAGATCCTGGATTCGAAATTGCATTTGAAATGTGGTTAGCTGATAGTCAATATAATGAAGCTAGAAAGAAAATGTTACGTAGAGCTTTACAGAATATTAAAGACGGAAGACCATTCGAACACACAATTATGGCGCATGTAAAAACCGATGAAATTTTGGTGGGTAAAGAATATGGAAAAAGAGACCCACGTTGTATTAGTTCACCGGGTGATGAAGCATTAGTATTGGCGGCGCCGGGATATCATGGTTGGCAAAAACAATGTTGTAAAATATGGAGCACTTTTGAAAAGGCGATGGAGCAGAGATATATTTATGCTGGTGGCCTTGATGCTGTACAATTGAGTGCTATAGTCACTTGGTTAGAACACAACGGTTATCGTGCTTATGAGGGAGATTACAGTAGGTATGATGGACACACAGAAGAAGAAGCCATGATTGCAGAATTTGAATTTTATGAAGGATATATTGATAATGATATTATAGAAGTTTTAAAACACCAAACCTCTTACAAGGGACGTACAAGATGTGGTATGAAGTACAAATGTAAAGGTAAGATGAATTCTGGTGTTATCAATACCTCTTTTGGAAATACAATCAGAAATTTTATGATGTTTGCAGCATATGTAGGTAAATATGCACCAGATTTAGATTTTTATATGATAGCTTTGGGTGATGACAATATGATATTTGTAAAGGGTGAATTAGATATACCTTTATTTGTTCAATTGACTGAAAGTATGGGACATAAATTGGAAATTGTTGATCGTGCATTTGATTATAATAGGTTGGAATTTTGCTCATCACGTTTTTGTGACATTGGAGTTGAACGTTTGATGATCCCTAAGTTAGGTAGGTTTTTTGCAAAGAATTTTGTTTGTAACAAGCATGTGGAAGATATTGATGTTCATATGCAGCGTGTTGCGGTTGGTTTTAAAAATTATTCTTTCTTACCTGGCATACGATCAGTTTTAGCATCTATAGGTGATGTAGGCGAAATCAAGGAATATATTGATCGTAATCCGTATAAAATTAAATTACCTAATGCTGTAGAAGTCGACCCATTATCTGTTAAAGCATATTTTGAAGATGTTTATGGAATGGATTGTGACGAATTTGAATCAGTATGTGATAATATCGATTGGAGTAGATCAGGCATGGTATATAGCCATTGGATGTTTGATCAATTATGTAGAGTAGATGGTATTATCACAGATACTTCATTTGAATTTAGTGATTATGTTAGTTGGAACTAAATTCTTACACTTATTTGTGACCTAAGCAAGTCGTTAAACTGCTATTTATGTTGGGTTCATACCCCTTCTTAAATTATATTAAATGAAGAGTAAAAATAAGAGTAAAAATAAAAGAAAATTAAATGAAGTTATATTAAGAGTTGCCGCAGGTCAGGGTAGACCTGCAAAACGTCAGAGGAAGAGTCGGAGCGCTAAATCCGGTTCTAACAAAGACGATGGGCTAAGCATGATGATGAAAGCGTATACTTTTGCGAGGTTGAGACCTTTCAATAAAAGAGCGCTCGGTGCTAAGATCCCAGATTCATACACATACCCAACTGCGACTTGGATGACAAGGACGACACAATCATTGGCTAGTGATAGCAATGGTTTGGGGGCATTATCTGCCACACCCATGCCGTCTGAAGTCTTCTTTTCTCCCGCTAGTATCACTAGTGGCACCATCACATGGACTGGTGGTACCGCTACAGGTATGAATGGGAACACGCAGTTCCAAAACATGTCCGCACTTTCGCGGGCTGTTGGTTGGGGATTAAGAGTTACGTGCGATTTAGCACTATCCTCAGCTACTGGACATGTATGGATTGCGGCTTGTCCCGCGGATTATTATTCCGATCAATATGGATTGTTGTATTTGCCTTCTACAGAAGGACATTTCGAAGCTTTGCCTAATGCAGTTAAGTTCCCTTTAAGTGAACTTATACTTAAACCTAAGATTATGTCAGGTAAGGCCTTGGATGACGGTTCGCATCGTTTTAGAGATTATCATAATGTAGGTGCAGCTGGAAATCAAATTGAATCCGGAACTGGATGGACGTCATTGGTGGTGATGATAGTAGGCGCACCCGTGTCCATAGCCAGTGTCTTGAATATTGAGCATATATTACATCTCGAATACGTGATTCAACCGAATACCGGTTATTTTACAGACGCTTGTTCTTGCCCGCAAAACAATCAGATTTTGGAGCAAGTTAACAACGTCTCACAAAAGGTTCCGGTGGTCTTAGAAGATTCTAAGGAGTTGGACCCACGCATGGGTGATGATGTCGATGACGAAGAGGTTGGAAAACTCTTCGGGTGGTGGGGACCTAGTATTAAAAGGTCACACGACTATTCTAAATATCCTAGAGGTAATGATTCTGTGAGAGAAACGCTACTGGCCGGTATGGAAGGCGGCTGGTAATATTTTACCATGGCGCGTAGAGCCTATCTA